GTTTATCAGCAACAAATATGCAGTTGGGCAACCAAGGTACTGATGGTTTGTTCTACGTAGTAGAGACGAGAGGAAACGTATTCTCTGGTACTCCTGCTGCATTAGCTGACTTTGATGCTATCATCCAAAGGCTTGATAAGCAAGGATCTATTCAGGAGAACGCTTTATTCATCGACAGAGCTACAAGTTTTGCTATCGATGATATTTTAGCTGCTCAGAACTCTTACGGTGCTGGAGGCACTTCTTACGGATTGTTTGACAATGACGAAGAGATGGCTCTAAACCTTGGGTTCACAGGCTTTAAAAGAGGCTATGAGTTCTACAAAACGGACTGGAAATATCTTAACGATGCTACTCTAAGAGGAGGTCTTACAGGAGGAAAAATCAACGGCGTACTTGTACCCGCTGGTTCTACTACTGTTTACGACCAAGTATTAGGGAAGAACGCTAAGAGACCATTCTTACACGTTAGATACCGTGCTTCTGAATCTGAAGATAGAAGAATGAAAACATGGATTACAGGATCTGCTGGTGGCGCTGCTACTAGCTCCCTTGATGCTATGGAGGTTCACTTCTTATCAGAGAGAGCGCTTTGCACAATGGGTGCTAACAACTTTTTCTTATTTAAATAAGGAGAGTATAAATAAAGAAGGAGCCTTCGGGCTCCTTTTCTTTATTTTATTATTATTAAATTAAATTAAATCGAATCAAATGAAAACGAAGTTAGAAGTAAAAAATAGAATCTATCGCCTTACAAGTAAGGCAACCCCTTTATCATATATGTTGCAGAATAGAAATACCAAGCATAACCCCTTGATGTATTTCGATGGAGAAATCAATAGGGCTCTTCGCTATGCTAGAAACCAGCGTACTCCTTTCGAGGATGAGCAGGATGACAATCCTATCCTTGAGCCCGTAATTTTTGTAGACGGATTTTTAAGTGTACAGAAAGAGAATAGGGTATTACAGGAGTTTTTAGCGTGCCATCCCGGCAACGGAGGTGTCTTCGAAGAGGTCAATGACGAGCAGGATGCCGCCAAAGAGGTGGATTGGCTGGAGCTTGAAATAGATGCTTTATCGGCAGCAAAGAAATTAGATATTGAAAAAGCAGAATCTATAGGGAGGTTTATCATTGGCGCTCGCATCGAGAAGATGACGACGAGTGAATTGAGAAGAGACCTTATGATATTTGCCAAGCAGAACCCTACGGAGTTCTTAGAGTTGCTTAGCGACCCTGAGCTTGATCTTTACAATACGGCACAGAAAGCAATCGATGAAGGATTGTTATCAATACGTAATGGAGGGAGAGATGTATTTTACAATATCGGCAAGAATAAAAAGAAAATGCTTACCGTACCATTTGACCAGCAGCCAGTAGATGCTGTCAGTGCTTACCTTAAAACTAATGACGGCATTGAGTTCCTCAAAGTTTTAGAGAAAAAAATGGCTATGGCATAAAAATATTTGTTTGTCTTTTGAGAAGAGCATCCTAAAACGGTGCTCTTTTTTTTTGTTATATTTGTTTCTTTTAACCATTAAATTTTTTATTATGCAAAAGTATTTAAGTATTTACCTAACAACACCAGCTTCAAGAAGCTTATTTAGCGCCACTCAAGTAACGGGTGTAGACATGGCATCAGTTGGCACTGTAAAGATATGGTATCACGATGGTGGTAGTGTTACACTTACACTAAGTGACAACATGGCGTCTAATGATAATTCAGCAGCTAATTACATCGCAGGATTAATTGCTACAGCGGCAGGTTCATCATGGACTAATGTAACAACAGAGGTTCCTAGCACATTGCCAGGTATTGGCGATGCAGCAGGTGCAGCAGTTACTATCGCATCGGCAACAATAGCTTAGTATCTACTATTATCAATGACTAAGAAGAGCACTCTAAAAGGTGCTCTTTTTTTTTGTTATCTTTGTAATAAATTCATTCAGTATGATTAATGAGGTAAGAAATACAGTGATGGCGGTTTTGAATAAAGATAATAACGGCTACGTCACTCCCGAAGAATTTAACCTATTTGCACGCCAAGCCCAAGTGGAGCTATTTGAAGAGTATTTTTACGACTACAGCCAGTCTGTAGTGTTAATGAACAACAGAAGATATAACAGTGGATACAGCGATATCCCAAAACAAACAGAAGAGGTAATAGATATGTTCAGCCTGGAGTCGGCGGCATTAGCTAATGCACTTAATGTCTTTACGCTACCAACAGATTGGTATACCCTGACATCAGTGAAATACAATAGTATAGATGTAGAGCGTGTAGCACAGAATAAACTTTTAGCCTTAACGGCGTCAAATCTAACTACACCAACAACAACCTATCCCGCTTACCACCAGAATGGCGCCACTGCCTCGGCGATAGGGAACACTATAACAGTATATCCAGATACTATAACGAGTGGCATAACAGTACTTTATGTGAGGTATCCCCTCAGCCCCAAGTGGACATACACTACAGTAGCGGGGTCTCCCGTTTTCAATCAGTCGGCAGCAGACTATCAGGACTTTGAGCTTCCCTCATCGGATATGCCGACACTGGTAAATAAGATATTGCAGATGGCAGGAATGAATATTAGAGAGCAGGCGGTAACGCAATATGGAATGCAGGAAGAAGCTATGGAAGATCAAAAAGAAGTATAATGGCGTATATAACAAACTATAAATATTATGAAAATGACGGCAACATCCCCAAGAATGCTAACTGGGGGTCATATCAATATGTTAGCCTTAGCGAGATAGTCAATAACTTCATGCTTATGTATGTCGGCGCTGACAAGCTCGTTGATAACGTAAAGAGATATACCGTGCTATTTCATGCTAAAAGAGGCATACAGGAGATAAACTATGATGCCCTAAACAATATAAAGGTTCTTGAGTTAATAGTGGGCGATGATTTAAAATTTATACTTCCCCCGGACTATGTTAACTACGTAAGGATATCGGTAGAGAAAGATGGCGTAGTATATCCGCTGCATGAGAACACCAAGATAAACTATGCCAGCGAGTACTTACAAGACAACAACAACGACTTCCTCTTCGACCAGAATGGAGAGGTATTAGAAGCCGAGAACTCCAACCTCGACAGGAATAGGCTCGCAGGGCTCCCACAGAAAAGATTTATGGGCGAAGGCGCGTGGTATGGTAGTATGGGGTGGTTTGTTGATGGCAACTGGTATTTCAGCTATGGTGTCGGCGGCGGCATGATGGGTCTCAATACCGAGACGGCAAATATAAACGACAACTTCAGAATAGATAAAAGCGCGGGAGTGATAAACTTCAGCTCAGGAGTAAAAGACCAGCATATAGTAATAGAGTACGTTTCCGATGGCATGGAGAATGGCGCTGATGAAAATGTGTCGATAAATAAGCTCGCCGAAGAATATCTATACAGCTACATCAAGTGGGCGATATTAAACAATAAGGTAAACATACAAGAATATGTAGTGCGAAGGGCGGCGAAAGAGAAGACAGCGAAATTGAGGAACGCAAACATCAGGTTAAGTAATATACATTCCGGCAGGCTCCTTATGAACTTGCGCGGTCAAGATAAATGGATAAAATAGCATGACTAAATTAAAAAGGAGCTTCATTGCAGGTATAATGAATAAAGACCTCGATGAGAGGTTGATACCTGCTAATCAGTTCAGGGATGCACTAAATGTCAGCATAGGGATATCGGAGTCTTCGGATGTTGGCGCTGTAGAAAACACTAAGGGTAATACCAATATCAGTAATATTACATTCCCTGGGGGCATAAATCAAAAATGTGTCGGCGCGGTATCTTATCCTGAGGAGGGTAAGATATTTTGGTTTATAGCTTCTGATGCCAACTGCTACATCTATGAGTTCGATGAAGTAAATGACGTAGCAACGAAAGTCCTTGAAGATGATAGGGGTGCCGCTACTCAGGTGCTAAACCTACAAAAAGACTGGCTTATCACTGGCGTTAACTACTATGATGGTTTCCTATATTGGACCGACGATTACAATCCCCCACGCAAGATTCATGTCGGTAATGCCAAGACTAAGACACAAGCTTCGGGGGCTTCGTGGTTTAATGAAGATGACATTAACGTCATCGTTAAGCCACCACTAAATGCGCCGTCACTGGTGCTTTTTACTACTACCACTCAGGAGAACAACCTCTCGGAGCGATTTATACAATTTGCTTATAGATATAAATATGAAGACGATAACTATAGTGCTCTCTCATCTTTTTCTGCTACTGCTTTTTATCCAGGCAGTTTTTCTTTTGATTATGTTGAGCACATCAATGAGGCTATGGTCAATAGCATCAACAAAGTGCAAATCTCTTATAACACGGGTACGTCACTGGTTAAAGAGGTGCAGCTAGTATTTAGGGAATCGCGAAGCACAAACATATATGTAGTAGAGAATATCAATAAAGAAAATTTTGGTTATTCTGATAACTCCACACAGTCCACTTTCTTCGACAACAGCAAGATATACAGCGTTCTCCCTGAGGCGCAGCTAACGAGGCTATTTGATAATGTACCCCTTAAAGCCAAAGCACAGGAGATTATCGGCGAGAGGCTCGTCTATGGTAACTACTTGCAATTCAGGGACTTAACCCGCGATGGCGAAAGCATAAACCTTAACTACACCCTTTACCTTGAGGAGAGCACCGCAGCAACGACGACAAATCCTATGCGTACCTTCCGCAGCGATAGGGACTATGAGGTGGGGATAGCATACCTCGATGACTACGGCAGGATGACGACAGTGCTTACGACACCAACTAGGGGGAATATTACGGCTTCAGGTCTTGATGGAACACTATATGTCCCTCCCGCCAATTCCGTTACCGCCAATGATATAAAATTCAGCATTGACAGTCTTGCCCCCGATTGGGCGACACACTATAGGCTTTTTATGAAGCAGAAGAAGGGCGACTACTACTGTATTTTTCCTATGATCTTCATTCAGGATGGCATATACCGGTGGTTTCAGATATCTGTTGCTGATAGAGATAAATTCGCTATAGGCGATTATCTGATATGTAAATCCACTGAGTTGGGGCCATCCCTATCGAACACTCAATATAAGGTTCTTGATATCAAGATGCAGGAAAAAGACTTCTTAGGAGATGGCGAGTCAGCAGGATTATATTTTAAGATAGGCGTTGACGGCGATGATTTCAAAGATGTTAACTTAACAAATATCACTTCTAGTGTTAATGGCGCTGTAGGCCCTCAGTCAAAAACATGGAAAGGAGGGGCTTTGCGGGTTTTTAATACTGGCACAGGCACTGGCATAGTAGCTCATTGCCAGAATGTTAATGACCCTATTCCATACCTTCAAAATGACAATAACAAAGACGACCTTTCTATTGTGTATCCCCAAATATTTTATCCCTCTAGCTGGTCGTTTACTAAAGATAAAAGGATAACAATAAGAATAGTAGAAAACACTTCAAATGGAGATAAGTTTGAAGCATATGATATTGATGGAACCAATTATGATATTGATGGCTCCGTAGGGCCAGCATTAATAACGGCAACACCACAAGTTATTGGTAGCATATCAGTTCCTAGCCCTTTATTTACCCCTTCTCAAGATGGATTAGGAGGATATCAAATAAACTTCAACTCTAAATTTGGTCATACTGTAGGCGACAGGTGGGTTATTAATGTGCGTGCTAAATTAGCAAAAGGCAATAAGACGGTAGGTGGTGGTACCTTACAGGATATTGACGCTGGATGGGGCCCTAAAGGCTCTTTTGTTCAGGGAGGATGGGCAGTTTTTCCTGACAACACATGGGGGTTAGATGCCGCAGGCGATATCAGCAACTCCGCCAGTTCGATAGATAGACCTATATATGCGGGAGCGCAAATATCATTTTCTATATATGAGAATAATCCCAGAGGTAAAAGCGGCAGCATAAGCACTCCTTTACAGGAGTTTACCTCTAGCAGAAACTATGTTAATATAGAAGAGTGGTTCTATGAGGATAATATCTATAAAGATTTTGTTCAATTAGATGGCACAGGCACTGATGTAGGCAATGAAAATGTCCTCTTCAGAAGAACGGTAAACTGGAAAAAACAGACTAGCTCCAATTATACTGTAGGAAGAGTTCAGTTAGCAACCAATCCTTTTAACCCCATAAGGATGATAATACAAGGTAAGGGGATGACAGATAGGGCGCCGGTGTTTGAAAGCACAGAAGAAATAGGATTAAATAATACGCCTAATTTTATTAAGGTAGAGTTTTCTATTAAACAAAGCTCCACCCTTTTAATATTTGAAACTGACCCCATAGATAATGATATTGACGTATTCCACGAACTCTATGGCACGTATACGGTGGATACAGCAACGGGGTATCATAATGGCAATATACAAAACCAGGCGGCAGGGGTGCCTGCGGAAGTAAGCATCAATAATATTAATGCCGCATCATATAACATCCAGAACAATAACTTCAATGCCTACTGCTTCGGAAACGGATTAGAAAGCAACAGAATAAAAGATGACTTCAATGAAGACATACTGCAATATAGCCCCAGAGTAAACACCATCATCGACGACTATAGGCAGGAAAGGAAGAAAGATAGCATAACATGGAGTGCCTCCACGAGCAGGCTCCTAAATAACCTTAATGAGTTTAACCTATCTACGGTAAACTTCAAGAACTTAGATATCTCTTTTGGTAGCATACAAAAGCTATACGCCAGAGATACCAACCTCCTCGTCTTCCAGCAAAACAAAGTGTCTTATGTTCCGTGGAATAAAAGCATATTGAGTACAGCATCCGGTAGCCTTAACGTGACGCAGTCATCGGAGGTGGCAGGAACGCAAGTGAGCTACGTAGGAGAATATGGTATCAGCGATAATCCAGAGTCTTTTGGGCAGTGGGGTAATGACATATACTTTACCGACGTAAGGAGGGGTGCTGTTATGAAGCTTGGCGGTAATGGACTCTTCGAGATTAGCTCTCAAGGAATGAGGGATTACTTTAAAGACCTATTTATTGGCGAGCCGCGTTCCGTGCAGCTTGGCGCCGTAGACCCCTATAATGAGAAATATGTGTTGGGGCATTTAACAGATACTTTGCCCTGTAGTTTCAGCGTCGAGAACTTTACAAGTGGCGATACTATTACTAAGACAAGCTCTGGGCAGACCTTTTCCCTTAATGTATCCTCCGATGTGGCATGGGCGGCATCCCTTGTGGGTGCACCAGCATGGGCTTCTATAGCGCCAGCAACAGGGTCAGGCGACGGCGGAGTAACGATAACTATAACGGCAAATACGTCAGGGGGAGCAGCAGTGCGATCTACGACGATACGCTTTACTGCTTGCTCAGTAAATACCGATATCACGCTTACGCAGCAGAATATAGCGGTAGAAATAGATAGGGAGGTGGTAACGCTAACGAATCCGTGTAATGGCGGTCTTCTGAATAAGCCTTCATATGATTATACCACTAATCCTGGTAGCGACATAAGCTTCTCAGGATATATCCCCGCCAAGGGCACCGTAGGGCGTTTTACAGGAACAACGGGGTGGCCACCAGCAGCATCGATACCTACACCAGGAGATACGGTAACATTGAAAGGCTCGATATTGACAGATAGCGGCGCCGATAAAGGCTTTAATGATGGTCTTAATAACACGATGTATTATCTTGTCACGGATACAGAATACACTAATGGAGATACGGCATCACTGAAGGCGGCAGCAACGCCAGTAACACCTATATATAATCCATCATCTCAAGCTTATGAGGGAGGATTTATATATAACAGACCCTCCGATGAGAAGTATTTATATATGATGTGGGATTACACCGATAACATACCTGCGGGAACGACGGGATGCTCGGAGGCGCAGGTGGGAACATCGTGTGTGGAAATGGATTATGGCACTAATATAGGGCAGGCATCGGTGGGATATGACGCTAGAGACACTCCTAATAGGTTTGTGTTTACTTATAACAGCGTAACGATATTTGACACCGGATATGTAGGTCTTAACACCACAGCAAACTATAACGCCCTTATTGCGGCGGGAGTAGCAGATGCCGATATAAACTTAGCATCTCCATATACGGGAACAGTAAATAATGGTGTTGGCACGGAGTCTTTCTCGAAATATTCTGGCTCCATAACTAAGGGAGTGCTGACAGTATATGCTCCTCTTGCCACTGAAGATGGATGGTGTGCTAGTTCTGTAGCCCCATCTCTGACGTCATTCCTTATATATACTACGGGAAGGGATACGGAGACGGCAGTATGTTCTGATACCGCAGCGACAACGTATTACCATGACGGCACCAATATAGCTCCTGAAGATGGCAATACAATATATACTGATGCGGCAGGGACAACGAAGCTCGAAGGGGCGACACTATATTATGCTTTAGGAAGTTCAGGGCCTTCAAATACCTGGATAGTAGTTAATAATGCTGGTATGGTCGTTCAGGTTGGAGGATGCTCATGCGCTGAAGTAGCCATACCAGTCATTAGCACTACAACAATAAGCTTAGTAGAAAATGCCGACATTTCCTATGCTATCGATGCCACAAATAATCCTACTTCGTGGACAGTTGTTAGCACCTGCAAAGAATATAGTTTGTTTGGAGGAGATAGGGGAGCGGTATTCTCAGGGACACACTGTAGGGTCGCCGAAGCTAAAGTGGTAACAGTAGGTGGTGGCAATACTACTACGGAATGTTTTTCTGGCACCACGGTCACGCAGTTATCAGGGTCAACAAATGCTACCGCCACGCTTGTTGGGGTATGCCTTGAGGATATATTACCTAATGGCATGACATTCGATAACGGCATTTTATCAGGAAGGCCAACAAAGTCTGGAGAATATTCTATTAGGCTAACGGCAACGAATTGCTTTGGCGTAAGCGTAGAGACGGTGGTTATCATCTCTGTGAGCCCTGAAGGATTGTTTAGGTTCAATATGGACGGCAACCATCCCCAAGATACATCGAGTGCGGCTTGTGCGTTAACAGCGGAATATAGCTACTTCTATCAAGACGGAGACTTCGCATACCCCATACTTAATGATAGGGTATTCGTCCTAGCGGAAGATGACGATAGGCTATTGGAATCGCCACCGACACTTAATGCTACGGGAGCGAGCAATTATATCCCTTACAATGGGCAGGATAAGTGGTATCTTATGGACAACAATACTGCTATAAAAATCGCCCGTGATGGCAGAGTGATAGATACCTATGAGTGTATCGCAGGAACGGTAAAAGTTACGGAGGCGGGAGCAGGAGGATTTGCTCCTGACACTGACAAAACAACAGAGGGAGGCTCTGATAAAACATTAGAATAAAAATATTAAATTTGTATTATGACTAAAATTTCACAATATACGGCAATGACAACCCTCGCAAGCGGGGATCTGTTAGATATCTCTGAAGACCTTGGCGGCAGCTACGGCAGTAGGTCTATAACATATGCAAACCTACTGACGAACCTTAACTCAGGGCTTACAATCCCTTCATTGGGGGCAGCAAATCAGGTGCCATATATAAACCCTGGAGCAACAGATTTTGCCTATTCGGCGAACCTGACATATGACGGCACCATTTTAACATTGGAGTCGCCACTACTCGTCAATGACGAGAACGAGCTTAGGCTTGGAAGCGACACGGCTAACTATAATGCATTGAAGTCGCCTGCGAGTATGGGCTCAAACCTTACCTATACAATGCCTGGGGCTTACCCTACATCTACGGGGCAAGTGCTGGCGTCAACGACGACAGGGACGATGAGCTGGGTGGACAATACAGAGCCTATAGTCGTATATGCCACTACGCTAACTCAGCTTACAGATGCTTTTGCTACCTTCAATGCGGCCAGCAAGGGAGGCATAGTAAAGCTAGGCGCCGATATAGACCTCGTTGCCGACTTACCTTTAGATTTCGGCACAGGAATAGAGATATGGGGGGGTGGTAACAATATAAACTTAGGAGGTTCTAGCAAATATAAAATTGTAGCCAGTGGAACTAGGGGTTTAATTAGAAACGTCACTTTTTATGGCTATGCTAACTTTAATCAGGGCACGGGGTCTAATGCCTGTGACTCGCAAGTCTTTTTGGAATTTAACGACTCCAACTTGGAGAATTTCAGAATATATGAAAGTGAGTTTTTCAATGTAGTGGGGAGTTCTACTTTCTCAGGAACCTTAGCATATAATATAAATATCGTTTCGGTAAATACAGAGTCATACCTTGAGTTAGCGGGGTGTAGGATAGGCACGGCGCATAATGGTGGTACCGCAAAGCCCTACGCCCCATTTAGAATTGACTATAGCCAATCGGGTGCTTCAGGGATTAGGTTCATGCTTAGGGATTGGGTTAACTCTGCTCCTGAGGGTTTAGTGTCTACGCGATGGCAGACGGCGAAAGACTCTATGGTTATAAAAATAGACCTAACGGGAGGTGGCTCTTTGCCGATAAATAAAAGGGCATTCATGTATGATGAGAGCATAACCTTAGACACTGCTAGTACGATGGGCTTAGATTTATACCCTACCTTTTGGGGCCCCACAACGAGGGTGCTATCGGGAACAGACCCTACATCTTTAGCGACATTTGGTAATGTAGGCGACATCATTGTTGGAGGGGTAGCTTTAGAAAGCATATATATGAGACATACCGATATCGGCACATCAACAGCAAATTGGTCTAAAATAAACTA